CAGACTTTATAGATAAGCTAGAAAATGCTTACATAGATGCAGAGTCGGTAATTGACGAGCTTCAAAATGTTAACCTAGATTACATTACAAGGAATTAATTAAATAAATAAATATATGAAAACAACAGAAATGTTAAGTAAAATAAAAGCACTTCTTAATGCAGACGTAAAGTTAGCAGAAATGAAGTTAGACAACGGAACGGTTATCGAAGCAGAGAGCTTTGAGGCTGGGCAGTCTGTTTTTATTGTTACAGAAGACGAGAAAGTAGCTCTACCTATTGGAGAGTATTCACTAGAAGACGGACGTGCTTTAATTATTGAAGAGGAAGGCATTATTGCTTCTATTGGTAGCGAGGAAACTCCAGTAGATGCAGAGGTTGAAGTCGAAGCAGAAGAGGAAACAATCGAAACAGAAGTACCAGAAGCTATTGCACCAGAGGTTGAAGCTATTGTTGATGCAGTAGTTGAAGTAATTGCACCAGTAATTGAAGAGGTTAAAGAAGAGGTTAAAGAACTAAGAAAAAAGTTTGAAGAAACTCCAAAGGAAGAGGAGAAAGAAGAGAAAACTGAAATGAGCAAAAAATTCAGACATTCTCCAGAGAAGCAAACTTCAAAAAGAACAGAGATTAAATTCTCAGAAAACAGAGAACAAACAATTTTAGACCGAGTATTAAATAAATTAAACAAATAAAAATGAGAAAAAACGTAAAATTAAGAGATGTAGTTAACCCAAGCGGCTCTTTAAACGGATTGACTACTACATATGCTGGAGAATTTGCTGGAGAATATATTGCTGCTGCTTTATTTTCTGGAAACACACTAGCTAATGGAGGTATTACAATCAAATCAAATGTAAAATACCAAGAAGTAATTAAGAAACTTGCAGTTGGATCTATTATAGTAGACGGCACTTGTAACTTTGATACTGAAGAGGACGTAGTTACATTGACTGAAAGAATCTTGACTCCAGAGGAGTTTCAAGTAAACTTACAACTTTGTAAAAAAGACTTCCGTTCTGACTGGGAGGCTATGCAAATGGGAGTATCGGCTTACGATAACTTACCACCTAAATTCGCAGATTATTTAATTGCTTATGTTGCTGCTAAAGTAGCTGAGAAGACTGAGCAAAATATCTGGAGAGGCGTTAATGCTAATGCTGGAGAGTTTGATGGTTTCACAACTTTATTTGCTACTGATGCAGACGTAATTGATGTGCCTACACCTGCTGCTATTACTGCTGCTAACGTAATTGAGAAAATGGGCGATACAGTAGATTTACTACCTAGTGCTCTTTATGGTTCAGAAGACTTATACTTATATGTATCACAAAACGTAGCTAAGGCTTATGTTCGTGCATTAGGAGGATTTGCTGCTAACATCGGTGCTGCTGGTACAGATGACAAAGGAACACAGTGGTACAATGGCTCTGGAGCATTATCTTTTGACGGAATTAAAGTTTTTGTTGCTAATGGATTAGCTGACAACAATATGGTTTTAGCTCAGAAGTCTAACCTATTCTTTGGCACTGGATTGCTTTCAGATGCAAATGAGGTGAAAGTTTTAGATATGGCTGACCTTGACGGCTCACAAAATGTACGTATGATAATCAGATTTACTTCTGGAGTACAGTACGGACTTGGAAGCGAGATTGTGTGGTACACAGTATAATAAGAATTAATTAATAACGAAGAGGGGTGGGCGTCTGCCTACCCTTTTTTATTTAAAAAAAATATAATATGGCGTGTTTATTAAATACAGGACGTAAAGTACCTTGCAAGGATAGTGTCGGTGGCATTAAAGCTGCGTACTTTGCTGACTATGATACATTAGGAGAATTGACTATTGCATCTGGAGAAGTTACTGCTTTTGGTGGTACACCAGATTTTTTTAAGTTTGACGTAAAAGGAAACTCTAGCTTAGAGCAAACTATTACTTCAAGTCGAGAAAATGGAACTGCTTTTTACGAGCAAACATTAAACTTAACATTAACTAAATTAGACCTAGCTACTCAGCAAGAAATTATTGAGATAGTGAAAGCTAGACCTCACGTAATTATTGAGGACTATAACGGAAATTACCTTTTAATCGGTGCGGTAAACGGAGCTGATTGTAGTGGAGGTACTATCGTTACTGGAGCTGCTATGGGCGATTTAAGTGGATTTACATTGACTATGGCTGGGCAAGAGAAGTTACCAGCTTACTTTGTAACACCAGCGATTGTAATTGCTGATACATCAGCGGTACAGATTAACCCTTAATAAGATTTAAGGATATAAATAGGGGTAGCTTAACGGTTACCCTTTTTTTTGTGCAAAATTGTAAAAAGATACGTTATAATAGTATGAAGTTAATAAGCACAAGCGGAAACAAGACTTTTTATGTTATACCTAGAAAATATGATACTGGGGATATAACAGTAAGACTAAGAAACGAAACAACAAACATAAGTATTGATGTAACATCTACACCTATTGTAGAGGGGAACTATTTAAAGTTTGATGCAGTACTAGGAACTCTAGTAGAAAATAATTTTTACACAATGGAGTTAATTGCTAGTAATGGTGGGGACATAGTTTATAAAGACAAAGTTTTTTGCACTAATCAAACAGTCGATCAGTCGAACAATGATTACTACGATATAAATAAAAACGAGTACACCACAGAGGATAGTTATAATAACGATTACGTAATAATATGAGCATAAGAATTGTAAATTTAAGTACCTATACTACACCAGAGGTAAAAGAGTATAAAAACAAGGAATGGGTAGCATACGGAGAGGATAATAACTACTACCAGTATTTAATAGATAGATACAACGGAAGTGCTACTAATAATGCTGCTATTAATGGTATTAGTCAAATGATTTTTGGAAGAGGACTTGATGCTACAAATAGCAATAAAAGACCAGACGAGTACGCACAAATGAAGTCTTTACTAAAAGACGATGACGTAAGAAAATTATCATACGACCTTAAATTAATGGGACAGTGTGCGATGCAAGTTATTTACAATAAAAAACACACTAGAATTGTAGAGGTTGCTCACTTCCCAATAGAGACTCTGAGAAGCGGTAAGGCGAACGAAGAGGGAGAAATCGACTCATACTATTATATGGCAGATTGGAGCGATGTAAAGCCGTCTGACGAGCCAGAGAGGCTATCTGCGTTTGGAAGTTCAAAGGACGAGATTGAAATTTATTGCGTTAAACCTTATAGAGCTGGTTTTTATTACTATTCACCAGTCGATTACCAAGGTGGGTTACAGTATGCGGAGCTTGAAGAGGAGATTGCTAATTACCATTTAAATAACATAATGAACGGCTTAGCACCTAGTATGTTAATTAACTTTAATAATGGAATACCAGACGAAGAGGAGCGAAGCATTATTGAAAGTAAGATACGAGAAAAATTTAGTGGCTCTAGTAATGCTGGACGTTTTATATTAAGTTTCAATGATAACAATGAGTCTGGAGCTAGTATTGAGCCAGTACAGTTAAGCGATGCACACCAGCAGTACCAGTTTTTAAGCGAGGAGTCAATGAGTAAAGTGATGGTTAGCCATAGAATTATAAGTCCTATGCTTTTAGGAATTAAAGATAGCAGTGGCTTAGGGAATAACGCAGATGAGCTAAAGACTGCGAGTATATTAATGGATAATACGGTCATTAGACCATTTCAAACTTTGTTGATCAATGCTTTTGATAACATACTAGCGTTTAATGGAATAACGTTAAACCTTTATTTTAGAACACTACAACCTTTGGAGTTTGTGGACTTAGAAAATGCAATGACTAAGGAACAAGTAGAAGAGGAAACAGGAGAAAAACTATCTCTTGCAGTTGAAATAGACGGACGAAAGGCTTACGAAACTATACAAGAAGCAGAAGCTAAGGCAAAAGAAATGGGTTGTAGTGGTTATCACGAACACGAACAAGACGGCAAAATGTATTATATGCCTTGTGAAAGTCACAACTTAAAAGCACCTTGCTGGGAGGGTTACGAGCAAATAGGAACTAAGATAAAAGACGGAAAGGAAGTACCTAATTGCGTACCATTAGAGGATATAGACAGATTAAAGAAAGATGTTTACGAGTCATTAATGGACTTAGAGCAAGAGGACTTAAGTAACTATGAGCTTATAGATACTAGACCAGCAAATGAATACGATGACGCTTTAAATTCAAGTTTAAATTTAGCGAGTGTAGTTTCTAGCAGTCCAGCAAAAACAAGCGAACAAGATACGTCAATTTTAAAAATAAGATATAAATATACAACTGGACGTTCAACGGCTGGGCAAAGTAGAGATTTCTGTGAGAAAATGCTATCGGCAAATAAAGTTTATAGAAAGGAAGACCTAGACAAGCAAAGTTCTGACAATTCGCAGTTTGCACCTAGTGGAGAAAGTACTTATAATATTTGGCTTTACAAAGGTGGAGTGAACTGCTCTCATTATTGGGAACGCAGAACGTATTTAAGAAAAAACAATGAAAGAATATCGGTAGCAGAAGCAAGAGCTAAAATAATGCAGCTAGATCCTAGTCTAAGAAGCGAAGCTAAGATACCAGTAAACGAGCCAGAGGTTGCACAGATTGCTTCGGCTAAAAATAACTATTGGAGAAAATAATATGGCAACAGTTTTATTTATAAAGAGACAAGATATAGTAAAAAATAGTATTATAGACGGCAACGTTGATACAGATAAATTTATTTACTTTATTAAGATTGCACAACAGATGCACATACAAAACTATCTAGGCACTAGCTTATATGATAGAATATCTGCGGATATATTAAACAACACGCTTTCTGGAGACTATTTAGGATTAGTTAATGATTACATACAACCTATGTTAATACATTTCGCTATGGTGGACTATTTACCTTTTGCAAGTTATGAGTTAAGAAACGGTGGTTTGTTTAAACATAAGTCTGAAAACTCAGAAAGTCCACAGAAAACAGAAGTTGATTTTTTAGCACAAAGACACAGAAACTTTGCAGAGTTCTATACTAGACGTTTTATAGATTATATGTGCTTTAACAATAATTTGTTTCCAGAGTATAACACAAACCAAAACGATGATATGTACCCAGACAAAGATGCTAACTTTGTAGGCTGGGTTTTATAGTAAGTTTATGCCGTATAAAATAAAAAAGACAAATTTTAATAAGCTAATTTCTTATTTAAAGAAACAAAATAAACCTTTAACAAAGGAGAAAACTAAATGATTAATAACGTTTTAAAAGCTAAAACAAGAGAATACACTAGCAGAGGTTTAACAACTGAAAAAATATCTGTTACTTGGCGACACTATATTAGTGGAATTTCTACTTACACGCTTTTTGGTACTGGGGCATCTACTGCGTTTCCTTATGCTTATGGCGGTATTGGAGTTCCTTATGATGCTTATTTTAGTCAATTTCAATTGTCATCAATGCCTTACTCAACTAGACAGTTTCCTAACGGTAGCTCTTTGACTTTAAGCGTTTATGTGGATAATGTTTTAAAAGGTAGTCAAACAAGTGCTTACGGCAATAATGTTAGAGAAGTAGTGATTTTAGATTTTGGTAGGTCAATAGAAATAAACAGA